TGTTTACTAATGAAAGTTAATTTCGGATAGTATAACAGAATACAAACCCCGAGCCAAATAAGGTTCGGGGTTTTTTGTTTTAATAATGTTCTTTGACGTATTGTAATTTTTGGGAAGGTCGGCTAGTGGTCAATGCCGCTTATGGTCGAACATAGTAACAGACTATGTTCATGTGGCTATAGGTCTCCTTGGAGTACGGTGGTTCGAATCCATCTCTTCCCACCCGTAGGTCTAATTAGTTCGGTTAGTGATTTAGACCAAAGCCCGACATTCCTAATTCCTGTTAGTCGGGTTGTGAACAGGAAAGAAGCCGAACATTTTGGGTAGTTTGAGCAATTGGTGGCTCGCCAGATTGTAGCTCTGGTTCGAAAGACTTGGGGGTTCGAATCCCTCACTGCCCACAAATATTAACATTCCTCCGTAGCTCAGTCTGGTCTGCGGAAACGCTTAGAGCACCCGGCTTTTAACCGGGGTGTCGGGGGTTCGAATCCCTCCGGGGGAACAATATGGTGTCGTGGATGAATGGTGTAGTCACCACCCTGATAAGGTGGGTTCTTCGGAACGATGTTGGTTCAAGTCCAACCGACACTACAAAAAATTTGGGAGTATCGCATAGTGGCAATTGCGGGTGGCTGTAAACCATCTCCTTCGGGTTCAGGGGTTCGAGTCCCTTTACTCCCACTAAAATAACAAAATAGGGGTTCGATGTTTTTATATATAAAAGAAAAATAAAATTATGTGGACTGAACAAATTGTAAAAATAATAGTAAATGAATCTTATTCTAAAAAAGAAGTTCTAGAAAAAATGAATTTGAAACCGTTTAATGGTAATTATGACACATTAAATAATTATATTAAAAAATATAATTTAGATATTTCCCATTTTAATAGAGGTAAAAATAAAAACAAATCAATTTTAAAAAAGAAAATAGAGTTAAAAAAAATATTAATTGAAAACTCAACATATACAAATAGAGCAAGATTAAAAGAACGACTTTATAAAGAAGGACTAAAAGAAAGAAAATGTGAATTGTGTGGTCAAGATGAAATATGGAAAGGTGAAAGAATGAGTCTTATTTTAGATCATATTAATGGTATTAATAATGATAACAGAATAGAAAATCTTAGAATTGTGTGCCCTAATTGTAATGCAACATTACCGACACACTGCGGTAAAAATGTAAATGATAAAAGAACGAAGAAAGAAAAAAGAATTAAAAAAATATATTATTGTAGTTGTGGTGAAATTATAAGGAAAAATTCTTCAAAATGTTTAAAATGTCATAATGAAAAATTGCAAAAAGTTAAAAGACCACCATATAAACAATTAATAGAAGAAATAAAAGAATTAGGATATCGTGGAACTGGTAGAAAGTATAATGTTTCCGATAATAGTATAAGAAAATGGAAAATAAAATATGAAAAATAACGAAGGTGTACCCAAGTGGTCTAAGGGAGTGGCTTGCAAACCCATTATTCGTCAGTTCGAATCTGACCACCTTCTCAACTTGGAACTGTAGCTCAGAATTTGCGTAGAGCGGTGGTGTGAAATATCACAGGTCATCGGTTCGATCCCGATCAGTTCCACAACGGTTTCGTAGCTCTAATATGTGCAGAGCACTTGGCTTTTAACCAAGGGGTTGTGGGTTCGAATCCCACCGGGACCACCATATATGGGTGTATGGTGTTAATTGCGCAACATGACGGATTCCAACCCCGTTGTTGAGGGTTCGAATCCTTCTATGCCCGCAAAAAGGAGTAGTGGCAGATGTGGTCATTGCGGTGGACTGAAAATCCATAGGAGTTGGATCGTAACCAACCTACTCCACAAACTAAAACAAAAAATTATGAATAGAAATGAATTAATTAATTTTCTACGTGAAAATTTAACAGTAGATATTACTACATCACAAGGTTATGATTATGGTTGTGAAACTTTTGGTATTACTGTTTCAATTGGAATATTAAATGAAAATGGAGAAGTAGAAGAAATAGTAAGTGGTAATGATCACATAAGTATTAGTACTAACAATTAAAAAATAGAAATTATGGGAAAATATAAAATAAAATATAGTTATTGTACAGGAGATTCTTTTCATAGTGAAGATAGAGAAGATATACTTGAATTTGAATGGGATGATTTAGATATAGCAAAAGAATCTTTAAAAAGAATAAACGAACATTACAAATGGTATAGTTTCAAAGAAAACTATTATGGTCGTGATAAAGAAGAAGTGTTTAAACCAGAATGGCATAATATAAAATCTGAACACGTAAGTAGTGATCATTATTTAATGAATATCAGAATGGATAATGGAAATGAAGTTCAATTTTGGCCACCTTGGTGTGGATATTTTGAACATCTTTATTGGGCTGAAATAACTATTGAAGGTGATACTGATATGAAAATAGAATTTTAGGGGTGGAATTCCCCTTAATGGAGAGTCGTAATTGAGTGAACTTATCCGGCTTGAACCCGGTGATGTCGGTGATGAACTGATGTGGGGGTTCGATTCCCTCACTCTCCGCAAATGGGGTCTATAGCTCGTGGTCGAGTTCCGGAAGAAGGGTTCAATTCCCGTAGACTCCACAAATTGAGGTTGTGGCTGAGTGGCTAGGTGCAAGGGTGATTGGTGTACTATATGGACTTACCATCATAACATATAGATTACCCTTGGATAGTACGTAAGTTCGAATCTTACTAACCTCACAAATGGAGAGTTGCTAGAGTGGTCGATTGGGTTTGGTTGGAAACCAAATGTACGATAATTTGTACCATAGGTTCGAATCCTATACTCTCCGCAAAATATGGGTATCGTCTAACGGTAAGACACTCTCCGCCAAGGGGAGAAAATGGGGTGCATGCATAAGGTTCAAGTCCACCTACCCATGCAAAATGCGTCTGTGGTGCAATGGTAGCATGACGGATTCCAAACCCGTTGATAAGAGTTCGAATCTTTTCAGGCGCGCAAATTTAAATTGGGAAGTTAGTTCAGTTGGTTTAGAATATTACCTTGACAGGGTAGGGGTCATTGGTTCGAATCCAATACTTCCCACAAAATAGAGCTATGGTGTAATGGTAACATCCTTCTTTTACATGGAAGAGACGAGAAGTATAATCCCGGTTCGAGTCCGGGTAGCTCTACAATAAATCAGATGGTTAATATATTATTAATTGATAAGTGAGTCATAAGTTTTTTATATATAAATATAAAAAATGTAATAATGACAAAAGAAATATTAATAAAATTAATAAATAATAATTTATCTCAAAGACAAATTGCTGAAAAATTAGAATGTTCACAAGGTAATATTAAGTATTGGTTAAAAAAGTTTGATTTAAAAACTAAACTAAATTTATACAATAAAGGAACAAATGATATAAATAATGAAAAATATTGTCCTAAATGTAAAATAATAAAACCAATTAACGAATTTTATAAAAGAAGTAATAGAAATGGTGTTGGTGGATATTGTAAAAAGTGTAGTAATAAATATCATACAAAGAGGGTAAAAGAAGTTAAACTTAAAATGATTAAATATAAAGGATCAAAATGTATTGAATGTAAATTAAATATTAAAGATTCGCATTATAGTGTATTTGATTTTCATCATATTAACCCTATTGAAAAAGATATTAATTTTAATAGAATAAAATTTCAAAAATGGGATAAAATAAAATTAGAAATAGATAAATGTGAATTATTGTGTTCTAATTGTCATAGAATGAAACACGCAAAAATAGAGGGTTGGTAACGGTGTGTAGCTCAATTGGTTAGAGCGTTCGGCTGATACCCGAGAGGTAGTAGGATCATTCCCTACCACACCGACAAAAATGGTCTTTTAGTTTAATTGGATTAAAACACCACCTTGGTATGGTGGAACAATCGGTTCGAATCCGATACAGACCTCAATATAGGGATGTATCCCCTCACGCTTATACCGTGTAGAAAGGGTAACTGGTAACATGTGGGTTCAAATCCCATCTTCCCCACAAAAATTAAAAATTAGAAATTATGTCAAACACAGGTAGGTATTATGTAAAAGTTGATAGTAGAACATTTTGTGTTGAACCAATTGACAATACATTAGGAAAAGGACGAAAACATTGGGGTGATGTAAACCCATCAACCAAAGAAGTTGAAGGTAATTACGGAGATAAATATTTGGGTGCTATACACGAAGCTGATTCTATAATTACAGAAGAAAACGGTTATAAGGATATTATAACATTAGAAGCTGGTGTAAGTCCAGAAGATTATATAAATAAATTATTAAATAAATGAAAATTATGTGAAGTGGTATCAAATACCACTTCCTATTTGTGTAATAATTTAAATTCATATATCTTTTTTATTTGGGATAAAAAATTATTTTCAGAATATATGTTTTTCATTATATTACATTTTGTACAACAAGGTACACAATTATTTTCATTATAACCAATTGTGCTATCTAATCTATCAATACCATTTATTTTAACGCCAGTACTAAGCATATATTCCGAGTTGATTTTATTAATATATCTTTTATGTATTTCCCCTTTTTTATTAATATATGGAGACCAAAGTGATGGTTCTACACCACAATAATAACATTTTTTTTGTATTATATTTTTAAATTCATCTTTTGATAATTTCCATTCAAAACCTTTATTATCATTATCTCGTTTATATGTTGAGTATTTTTGATTTAGTGCAATATCTTTTACCCTATTAGTTTTACAACCACATGATATTATACTATTTTTTAAAGAATATGATCTAATTAATAACTTTTTGCCACAAATACATTCACAATCCCATAAAATTTTATTTTGGTTATCTCGTTTATCACTTAATGATAATACTTTAATATAATTAAATGTTTTACCAGATAAAGTTTCAATTTTTCTCATAAATCAACTTTTTTAATGTATATATAAATTAATCAAAGTGATTTTCATTTGGAATTGTTCTAAATATATATCTTTGTAATAGTTAAGAATTAAAAAATATAATATTATGGTACAAATCCTTTAAATTCGTTCAAATTAAATAAGGAGGAACTTCGTGTTCCGATTGATCTCTTAGCTCAATTGCGTAGAGTACCTGACTCTTAATCAGGGGGTTATGGGTTCGATTCCCATCGGGGGAACAACCAATTTATGTATGATTATTTTTAATATATAATCATATGATTACTAAATTTAAACAATTTGAAGAAGCTAGTTTCAAAGACTTAGTTAATATAGATAAATTAACTGATAAGAAATTATTGGATATTATTAATAGACCATTCCAAGAGGATGTTAAATTGATAAAGCAACTTGATAAAAAATCTGATTTACATATTTTATTTAATATTCAGTATAATGATAAAGATAGTCATTCAATAATTGAAAGAATAAAAACAAGAACATCATTACAATCTGTTAGTGATTTTAACACTATTTTAAGTAAAGGATTGGTTGATTTCATAGAAAATAATGATCAACTAGAATTGAGTGATAAAGTTAAAAAGAATGAAAAAGAGAGAAAGTTGAGATTTTCTATATATTTTGAAGAATATAAATTTTATTTAATATTTTCTATTAATAGTATGCGTTCTATTAATAATGTTGAAAAAGGAGAATTTTATGATATATACAATATATATGTAGTTAGTATATTAAATAAATCTGATGATACAAATATAAAATTTATTACAAAAGAAAAATTATAAAAAAAAACAATAAAAATTTGGCAAATCCAATTTTTTTATTTACATTTGTACTATGATTAAGAACAACACAAATATAGAAACTTTTATTGACGATTTTAAAAGATTATGTCAATATGTTGGTATTGATAATAATAATCAATATTATTTTGATCAAGTTTTAGTTGATGAAAATTTGATAAATGATGTACCAAATCAAGTTGTTATTAATAAAATACACAAATTTTGTGAAATGGTAAATAATGACCATTCAGTTTTAGACCGTGATATAGAAACTGATTTGTGGTTTATCCTATAAAAACCCCCCTTACAAACATTAAACTTTATCTCTCTTATAATATATAATATTATTATGAGTGATAATATACCTAATTTTGATTTTGCGTCAATGTATCCAACAGTTATGATGAATGTATATAATGATAGAATTAAAATGAAAAAGAGAAGAATGAAATTAGATAAAATTTTAAATAACATTAACGATGAAAATATCATTTGACTTTGACGGAACTTTAACAGAATATGCTATTAAAGAAACTGCAAGAACATTTATTCAATCTGGACATGATGTTTGGGTAGTTACAGCAAGAGCTGATTGTAACTATAATGCTGATTTGTGGGGTGTATGTAAATATATTGGTTTACCAAAAGATAAAGTTATTTTCACTAATGGTGATTTAAAATTTTATGAATACGAAAAAGGAAATTTCGAATTACATTATGATGATGAATGGGATGAAGTATTAAATATTAATAGAGTGGGAGGAACTGCTATATTGGTTAATCCCGATTTTCAAGATATTTATATGAATATGCAATTTGAAGAAAACGAAAGAAACAAAGAAACTCAAAATAGATAAAACCAAGGGTATCTTAAATAATATATAGGAGTAAATATATTATTCTGAATGAATTTAGAGGAAAAATGTTATTGGGATGAAACAGTTGAATTTATCAATAATCTTTCAATAGACGAATCTTTTAAACCCATAGAACTAAAGAGATATGTTTATGGTAATGAAGATATAAAATCAACAGTAGGTTCTTATATCAATTTTTTAGAACAAGTTAAATACATAGAAAGAATATCCAAAGGAAATTATATCAGAGTAAAATTTATACCAGAAACACTAACAACAACTAAAGTTTATAATTTTTTATACAACAATCCATTAAAGAATAGAATTGATAAATTAGAACAAATTAAAAATAAATTAAAAAATAAATTTGATAATTAAGATAATTTATCTTATTATTGTGATATAATGTCAGTATAGCTCAGTTGGTAGAGCGCGTGGGAGCTCGGTTTCAATTCCGATATTATGGGTAGTCCATCCTGCGAGGTCGGTGGTTCGAGTCCATCTACTGACCCATTTTGAAAAAAAAATACAAATAAGTTTGGCAGTTTAAAATATTTGTATTATCTTTGTTCTATGAATGATCAAGAAAAGATATATAACAGACTTATTGATTCTTCTTTTGAATGTAAATCAATAAATGATGTCCAAATTTTAATTGATGTTTTTAACACCAATAAATGGGGTGACACAAATTATAGAATGTTGAAATGGGTATTGGAACAAAGGTTAAGTCATTTTCAACAAACAAAAACAGCTAATTCAGAATTAAAAGAAGGAAGAGAAAATTTCTTGAATCTTCATATGAATTAAAAAGTTCTTTAAAGTATTAGCCCCTTTGGTGGAATTGGTAGACACCACTTGGTAATTAGTAATTGACGACAAGATCAGTCCGATTTCACCGTATCCAAGTAGTTCAAATTTTTGGAGATGGAACAAGTGATCATAGTTTCAAGGAAGGAAAGGACGAAATCTAGGTTCGATGCCTGGCGGGGGCACAAAATGAGAAAAAAAGTGAGTTTTTTATTTAATATATAATAAAAATCAAACTTTTAATAAAAAGTAGTATAAAAGGTAAAGTAGTAAAAATTTAATAAATAATAAGACAGATGAAAACTTGGACAAATATAGAATTGACAACCTCATTAGAGACAACTGATAATGATCAAAAATTAATCGGGAATGGTATGTAATGTCCAAAATTACAGAATATCAAAACCCGATTTTAACGAATCGGGTTTTTTTTTGTCTTAATAATTTTTGCCGATGTAGCTCAGTTGGTCAGAGCAGCTGATTTGTAATCAGCAGGTCGTGGGTTCGAATCCCTCCATCGGCTCAGTAAAAGTAAAGTAGTTCATTGACGTATTGGATTTATAAAAGAAACTTATAATATAAGGTTCGCAAAGTGTAAGGTTATTTTTTATGGCTCTTAAAATAACTGCAAACACAAGTTGGAAAAAACCTCTCTGGGAATAGAGCACTCGGCAGGTAGTGGTTTACCTTATTTTATATTAAATGTCCGATTCATCTAACGGTGAGGATATCAGGTTTTCATCCTGAAAATAGGGGTTCGATTCCCCTATCGGATACTGTGGTGATTTTGTACCTTGGTTATTTAATATATAATAAAAAATAACCAATAACAAGATGCCAAGAAAACAGAAGAAGTATCATTACATATACAAAACAACTAATATTATAACAAATAGATATTATATTGGAATGCACTCAACAAATGATATTGAAGATGGGTATATGGGTAGTGGTAAAAGATTATGGTATTCAATAAATAAATACGGTAAAGAAAACCATAAAATTAAAATATTAGAATATTTACCTAACCGAAAAGATTTAAGTGAAAGAGAAAAAGAATTAGTAAATGAAGATATATTACAAGATAAAATGTGTATGAATTTAATTGTGGGTGGAACTGGTGGTATTTTTAGTGAAGAACACCACGAAAAAATGAAAAAGGGAGCATCTAAATGGCTTAAAGAAAAATGGAAAGAACAAGAATATAGAAATAAAACAATTAAAATGATTTCAGAAAATACTAAAAAAACACATAAAAAAGGAAAATTAAAATATGATAATTTTAAAGATAAATGTCATACAGAAGAAACTAAAAATAAAATGAGTAAATCAAGTAAAGGAATTGGTTGTGGGAAAGAAAATTCACAATATGGTACGTGTTGGATAACAAATGGTGAACAAAATAAAAAAGTAAAAAAAGATAATTTAACACTTAAAAATGGGTGGAGATTAGGAAGAATATAAAAAATATGCGGGTATATGCAAGTGGACAAAGCAATCGGGTTTTCACCCCGATCCTGTTGAGGTTCTGGGGTTCGAATCCCCTTGCCCGTTCAAACAAGGTGCTAATGGGAACTGGAACTATGGTTGACGATATCCTGATCGTGGAATCATAGGAAAGGTTTGAGGGGTTAAGACCCTACATTAGACAGGACACCTTGTAACTTATATGCGGGGAGCGTGCTGTTTCGCTCTCGGGCTCATAACCCAGAGGTACGAAGGTTAGATTCCTTCCCCCGCTACAAAAGTTCTGATACAATACTGGAACGAATGACAACAACTAACAGGAATCGGATGGAGTTGTCCGCCGAGTCAGAACTTAAAAATATTGCGGGATGGAGCAGCGGTAGCTCGTTGGGCTCATAACCCAAAGGTCGGGGGTTCGATTCCCTCTCCCGCTACGATTCTTTACCATGTGTAGGGAATTTACAAAGGTTTTGAATGTTGTACCAGTAAACAACGTTCACATGGGAGTGTAGCTGATTTGGTTTAGCGGGTGGCTGTTAACCACTGATGGAATTAGATTGAAATAAAGTAGGTTCGATCCCTACCTCTCCCGCACACAAACGGAATTAGGTTAAGAAAATTTACGAATGTAAATACCTAGAGAGAGGCTTGTTCCGTCCGCAAAATTTGGTGACTGTGGTGTAATCGGAGTAACAATAGTTACTGTAATAAATATTAAGGGGTTAATATTTATTCATTTAACATACCACAAACGTCTATGTGGAGTATGAGGTTCAAATCCTCCAGTCACCGCTAATTAATGCCCTTGTGGTGGAATGCAGACACATCAGTTTTAAAAGCTGTGGATCAAAATGATCGTGCAGGTTCAAGTCCTGTCAGGGGTACAAAAATTTTAAATACAGTCCATAGGTCAAACGGCTAAGATATCTCCCTGTCACGGAGCATGGAGCGGGTTCAACTCCCGTATGGACTGCTAATGTTCTTGTAGCTCAGTTGGTAGAGCAACTCCCTAAGATAACCAAATATTTCATCAAGTCTGGTAGGATGAAAATACCTGAAAAGGTCTGAACGGGGTCAGTCTAGAGTCAAAGGTTCGAATCCTTTCAAGGACCCTAAACAGAAAGAAAGATACCGCACTGGTAACACTGATACAAACTGATCATTTGTATTAAGAATTATAACAAGGGTCGTGTATCGTTTAAATTTTAGAAGTAATATTATTTTAAAATTTCTGAATCTTGGAAACGACTTGTATTGTCCTTTATCTGTTTAAATGCCCCAATGGCGGAATGGTAGACGCGATAGTTTCAAAAACTATTGTCCATTGGATGTGTAGGTTCAATTCCTACTTGGGGTACAAAAGGTTAGTAACATAAACGATTAACCATCTGATGTGTGAAGTTACCTTGGTGAAATGGGTTCGGGGATACTTGTTGTGGTGATAAGTTGATTCTTACCTTTAGTAACCAAAAACTTAAACGGCTCTATGTGCTCGACTGGCGTGCGGGAATTAGACTGTCACTCTTCTAAAACGAGGGTTCAAATCCCTCTAGAGCCGCAATAATATATTATAAACTTTATTATTATTTATTAATATAATTGATTATGGAACTAAAAGATTTAACAAAAGAACAAACAATTGAAATTGCTAAATTAGCATATTCTTCACCCGAATTGATGACAGATTTTAAATTTCTGTATCAACCTTATGATGAAAGTATGTATGAAGATGCAAGTGAAGAAATAATGTTAAGATTTGATGCACCTGTATTCGGTGATACAATATCTAAATTGATGTTAATTATTATTCCTAATTTTAGTGTATTTATGTATTATTGGAATCCAAAAACTAATATTAACGAATATTTACCTGTTAGAAATCAATATAAAATATTTCAAAAGTTTGTTGAATGGGGTGTAGAACCCAAAAATTAATATTCCTCGATAGCTCAGTTGGTAGAGCAAATGACTGTGTTAGCAGCTTCTATCAGAAATGATAGTCGAAAATTGGATGAATTCAGGGAACGTCTATTTAGATAACCTTGAGCCAAGTTCTAAGTACACTTAGAAAAGGTGCAGAGACTACTGGAGTGATAAAGTTCACTTAATAACCAGCTAGAGCGTCCGACACCATAACGTAAAGTCGATGGTGATGATATAGTCCTTAAAGTAATCATTAGGTCGTAGGTTCAAGTCCTACTCGGGGAGCAATTAGGGTTCTTGTTTACCCAAGTCTTAAACAAGTGGTGGAAAGTTGAAAGAAATTTCAGCCCCAAGGTTTCCAAGTTTCCTAAATAACTTGGATTTTTGCCGATATCCCATAGCGGTCGATTGGGCTTGATTTGTAATCAAGATGTTAACACGCACCGGGGGTTCGAATCCCTCTATCGGCTCCAAAAATATTTTTATAAAATTATTTGTTTTATAAAAATATTTGTTTTATATTTGTATAATTAATTACGGCAGATAGCTCAGTTGGTTTAGAGTGCGTATTATGTAGCAAGAACGTTACTTGTTATATAGCAATAATTAATCTGAATTTAATTATTAGTAACGGAAGAAGTATTTTAGCTGAATACATCAGAACTTGTGAACATTAAATAACGATTTTTCATTGTAACTTGTACGAGGTCGGTGGTTCGAGTCCATCTCTGCTGACAAAAATATTGAAATGGAAAAAACAATTAGAACAACAAGACAAATTGTAATAGATCAAATGTTATCTAAATGTGATAGTTTATTAGGATGTGAAATTCTTGAACCATCAGCAGGTACAGGTGATTTAGTCGAAGGGTTATTAAGTAAAATTCCCACATTAGATATTGATTGTATAGAACTCAATAAAGAAAAAAGAGATGTTCTAAAAGAAAAGGGATTTAATGTTGTTGGAGAAGATTTTTTAAAAACAATTCCTAATAAACAATATGATGTTGTTATTGCGTGTCCTACATATAAAAATAATATTGATATAATTCATATTATGCATATGTATAGATTTCTTAAAATTGGTGGTTATATTTTATCTTTAACATCACCACATTGGACAATAAGAAATGAAGAACATCAAGTTTTATTTCGTGAATGGTTAGTTGATAAAGATTATAGTATGACTATGCTTGAAGATAATTCATTTGTTGAAAATTATAAGACACAACCATCAATGTTAATTAAAATTTATAAAAATTATATTTAATGGCAAAGTTATTTGTATATAAAGATCATGAAAATTCACCGTTTGGAAAATATATCCAATTACGGTGGAAAGAAGCATTAGGTTTACCTGAATGTCCTTATCTTTATAGATGGACTTTTATATTTTTTGGGTATTCCATAAGAATACATCATTGGTTAAGGTCTGATGATAATAGATTTTTTCACGATCATTCGTGTGATTTGATTTCTATGATATTAAAAGGTTGGTATTATAATGTAGTTCCAAAAGACCCAAATAACCCTGACGTTAATGAATGTATTAAACATAAAGGAAGAGCTTTTAGACCTTGGAGAGCAAAAGCAGAAGATAAACATTACTTAGAAATACCTAAAGGTGGTGCATGGACATTATTGTTACAAGGAAAACAATATCATAAATGGGGGTTTTGGGTTAAAAATAAAAAAACAAAAAAGTTTGTAAAATGGCGACCATTAAGATATTTCAGTAAATATGGTATTATACAAACAGAAGATTATCAATAACGGAAGATTGACCGAGTTGGCTTATGGTGTTGCTCTTGAAAAGCAATGTACGGGTGACTGTACCAGGGGTTCGAATCCCTTATCTTCCGCAAAGTTATAGTGGTTAAAAGAGGAAGTCTTGATTTTTATATATAAAGGTAAAATTTATATGTAAATGTCAAACTTAAAAAATAATAAAAATACACCATTTATCTGTCCTAAATGTAAATTTGAAATTAAAACATCAAGAAACAAACACGTAAATTCTTGTGATGGTAAAGGTCCAAGAAGAAGGAGAAAAAAGGAAAAATATATTGCTTGGAATAAAAATAAAAATAACATTGATTTATTTGGGATTGAAAAATCTTCAAATATATCTGATAAAATTAGTAATAAATTAAAACTAGCATTTAAAGAAGGTAGAATAGATGGGAGAGGATCTACACCGGAAATAGAAAAGGAAAGAAGAAGAAAAATTTCAGAAACTATGAAAAAGAATAAGTGTGGAGGGTATAGAAAAGGTAGTGGAAGAGGTAAAAAGGGAAAATATAAAGGTATATGGTGTGATAGTAGTTGGGAATTAGCGTGGGTTATATATCATATTGATCATAATATTTCATTTGAAAGAAATACCGAAAAATTCGAATATGTGTTTAATAATGATAAACATTATTATTTACCCGATTTTAAAATTGGTGAAGAATTTATAGAAATAAAAGGATATGTAACAAAACAATGGGAAGAAAAGAAAAAACAATTTCCTCAGTTATTAAAAACATATTATAAAAAAGATATGAAATTAATAATAGAATATGTTATATTAAAGTACGGAAAAGATTTTATAAAGTTATATGAATAAATATGAAAAGAAAAACGATATTAATAATTATTTATGTGATTACAATTATTGTATCTGTATTCGTATTTGTAAAATATAAAGGATATGAGGGTATGTTTGATACTAAAAAAGAAGAAATTCATATTTGTATTAAATAAAAAATAATTTTTTAGATATATAATTTAATATATACTAAAAAAGAAATAAACACAATGGAAAATAATATTATAACTCGATTTACAGAATTTATTAACGAAGCAAAACTAAATGAAGGTAAAAGAATTCATAAATGGACAAAAGATGATACAATCTTAACGCTTTATTATGTAAAACATGGGATAAAGGATATACCTGTTAAGACTGAAGAAGAGTTAGCAATTGATATAATAGGTGCAACTTTACAATCATTAAAAATGCAAGCTGCGAATGTAAGAAAAGTATTAGGAGATAGTAAGGAAGGTTCTTATGTTTTAGATGATTTTTCAAAAATTCAAGAGAAAGTTGTTGCTGATTACAAAGGTATGAATAAAGATGAATTACAAGAAATTGTTGATGATATTATCATGAATGCTGATAAAATTGCAAATCGAAAAGCGGTTAAAGAAATGGAAAAGCTTAAAGCTGATGAAAAAGATAAAAAAGGTTTGACTAAATTAAATAAAGAAATGGCTGATAGACAAACAAAAGATGGTTTTATAGGTGTTAGACATCCTGAAAGATACAAAAGTAAAGGTACAAGACCAAAAAAGTAAAAATAATTTAAACATTTTAATTTTTTCTCATTATATATTTTGAAAATAGAATATTAATCTCTATCTTTGTATTGTTGTATTCGATTAATAACTAAAAACAAATAATTATGAGTGATTCAAAAATTGGGAAAAAAGGAACTTACAAAACAGTTTACACAAAAAATGATACAATTATATCTTTATTTTGTGCTAAATTTCCAGACAAACTTAAAAGATTAGGTTTTCATGATACTGGTTCAGGTTCAGCTATTGAATCAATAGCTAATCAGATTATTGGTACTAGTGGGTATTCACTAATAAGACAAATTGGAAATCTTGATTACATAATGGGTAAAAATGATTCTCAATATTGTACAAGTAAAATGCAAAGGGAAGTTTTTGATAAGTATTATCAAATGGATGAAGAAAGTTTTGTACAAGTGTGTACCAAAATTATTGAGAATACTCCTTCATCAGTTTATCAAAATTTTCTTAAAATTCAAGAAAAAAATATGGGTATTGATAAAGAAATATCTGAAAGAAAAACTAAAGAAACTTTCAAGGCAGAATCAGATGCAAAACGTGATGCAGAACTTAGGAGATTAGGTTTTGATCCTTCTAAGATGAAAAGTAAAGGTGTAAGAACAGTATAAGTTATTTGAAATATTTAAGTTGGGTATACTGAGAAATCAATAGATGGCAATCTATTAGAAAGGTGGGGTTCATACCTCGTATAATAATTCCTTCGGGGGAGCCAAGTATCAGAATTTATATCATATCCCTCTGCCGATGCATTATAAAACTTAAACGCAGTACATAGTAGGATGTAATGGGTTTCCTACCAACTTATCTCATTGGACCCTTAGCTCAGTTGGTTAGAGCACCTGACTCATAATCAGGGGGTCGCTGGTTCGGATCCAGCAGGGTCCACAAAATAAACTTATTAAATAAATTATTATATAAGTTATAGTTCTTTTATATGGCTCGGTGGGGGAATTGGCAGACCCGCAGCACTTAAAATGCTGTTCCTAGATTGGAGTGTGGGTTCAAGTCCCACTCGAGCTACAAAAAGAGTGTATAAATTGGTATACACTCTTTTTATATATACATATAAAAACATTATGACTAACGAAATTTTTTTACAAATAAAAAAACTACACAAAGAAGGATTATCAAATAGAAAAATAGGAAGATTATTAAATTTACATTATTCGACAATATCATATTGGTTAAAAAAAGAAGAAACTAATATAAAAGATGATAAAATAAATATAAATAAATATTTAAACGGTAAAGAAAAATCATATTCTTATATATTAGGTATGTATTTAGGTGATGGGTATATTAATAAAACAGATAGAACGTATAAGTTAAGAATATTTTTAGATACTAAATATCCAAAAGTTATAAAAGATTGTATATATGAATTATCTATATTATTTCCTCGAAATAAAGTTAACTATACAATTAGAAGAAAAACAACTACTGTCGTTTATGTACATTCCAATCATTTACCGTTTTTATTTCCTCAACATGGTAAAAGAAAAAAACACGAAAGAAATATAGAATTATCAGATTGGCAAAAGGATATTATAATAAATGAATCGTTTTTAAAAGGTTTGTATAATTCAGATGGAAGTTATTATAAATCAAATGGTTATTATTTTTATAATTTTAGAAATTATTCATTAGATATATTAAATATTTATAAAAATACGTGTGATAAATTAAATATTTTATATACTGAAACAGAAAATACTATAAATCATTATAAACAAAGTGAAGTAAAAAAACTATATGATATTATAGGAACAAAAAAGATTTAAACGTACCATCAATGGTAGGATGGTGATTAGCAATACCCTATGTGGTGAGCAACAAATAAGGTTCAAGTCCTTTCTATGTTTAGATTTTATTTGAAGTTGGTGGGAATGTTGGCTTGGAAGCAGCCATCATCTAAGGAGTGACTAGTGGAAGTGCTCTTCGTCAGTTATCGTAGACTGATTGAATCACAAGTGATAGTAGGCAACGATTGTTTTGCGATAACAATATCCCGATACCGAGGATACCTACGACACCACAGGGAAAATGCGATACGTGCTAATGCTGTATGTTGTCAACCGTACTAATGAAATATTCGGCAATTCAGTTATTATAAGAGCGTATGAAGCAAGAAAAAAGTGATATGTTGCATTAGTACAGAAGGAATGTGCAATTAAGTAAATGATTTGGAATCGGTGGATATGATTTTACAATGTCACTTATAATGCCCTCAGAGTCTTTGGCGTAACAGCACACCCCCAACTTCTTTTTATTTTTATTAGGATATTATATTTTTATTTTTTATCTTTGTACATTATCAAATATAAAACGATGTTAAAAAAAGTAATTAATAATGCAAAAATGAAGTTATTTCTAAAAAGAAATAAGAAAGAGCTCAGTAAAGATGGTCAAAATATTACTGAATGGGAAAGTAATTTTCTACATAGTAATAATTTCAAATGTCCTAATTGTGAAGGTGGACCTCTTTATGAAGGACCTAGTGGTGGGATGTCTACAAATATAAGATGTAAAATATGTGGACAAGGTTATAATGTTACACCAGCTATAAGTCTTATTCAAAATATTGGTGTGGATGAATCTTGGATAGATGAACAATTAGTAAGAAGTATTAAATTAAATAAAATTAAGAAATCATGATGTTACAAGCAATTATTAAGTCAGACATGAAAGATGCAATGATTAATAGAGATAAGGAAAAACTTGCTCTTTTAAGGGTTGTAGTAGGTGAAATAAACACATTAAGTAAGGCAAAGGATAGAGTATCCCCAATAGTACAGGACGATGAAGTTATAGTTCTTGTAAAGAAGATG